ATGATTACCGGTGAGTCACAGCAGAATGCTGAAGTGTCCATTGAGAAAGACCCAGAGGGCGCAAGGCAGAAGTTAGCACTGGCAAGCCACATCTACTGGTCATTCGACTCATCACCTAGCCTTGGCGACTTAGACGATGAATGTATGGCCATAGAGGAACTACTGGGTAGACCTCCAGAACTAATCGTGGTGGACAACCTTATGGACATCGCTATGGATGGTGGGGAAGAATTCTCTGGTATGCGTGGGGCCATGAAGGAACTCAAGTTCTTGGCACGTGACACCAATGCTGCAGTTCTAGTCTTACACCACACTAGTGAGGCATTTAAGTCAGAACCAACACCACCACGTGCTGCACTACAGGGCAAGGTGGCCCAGTTGCCAGCACTCATCTTGACCATAGGACAGCAGGCTGGACTGATGGCCGTGTCCTCTGTTAAGAACCGTTATGGTAAGGCTGACCCGTCTGGCTCACAGCCAGTATGGCTACAGTTCAACCCTGAGTATATGTACTTGGCTGACCTAGAGGAGACACGATGATTGAGTGGCTAATAGTAATTGGATTAACTGGACTTCTATGGTTCTTACTAAAGGTGAATGGAGATAAGTAATGGAAATGGCTATGGGCTTTGCACTCATCTTTTTGATTGCAATCTTTCTTACTGTAGATGCTGGGGGGTAGCATGACTCACGCAATACGAGACATGGAAACACATCTGCGTAACACTTGGCAGTGGGACTCATGGGGCTTTACTTCGGAGTGGGATAACTGCACGCTATCTGACATGGATGGATTCGTGCCATTCTTTGCCGAACGCAGGGGTAAGTTCCTTGTGGTTGAGATGAAGCACTGGAACGGCACAGGTGATTGTCCTGAAATTAATTACTACTCAGGTCAGATACGTGCCTTGATGGCACTGTCCGAGCAAGATAACTTTACAGTTGTCATTGGCTTTGGTGATACTTCGACACGCGAAGTGCACGAATACAAGGTGTTTGACAAAGGTGGAGTAACTGCAGGAGAATATCCTTTCAAGGACTTTCTTACTAACTGGTACAGAACGGTAAGCAAATCATGAGCAAGTCAAAGCAAAAGGGAACGTCAGCAGAAACTGCTGTAGTTAACTGGTTGAACAGTAAAGGGCGTAAACATGTGGAGCGAAGAGCCTTGGCTGGTCTTCTGGACAGGGGCGATATTGCTGGTGTACCTGGCGTTGTTATTGAAGTAAAGAACCATCAGCGCATGGAACTATCGGCATGGCTCAAAGAGTTAGACATTGAGATGCATAATGACAAGGCAGATACTGGTGTAGTGATACACAAGAAAAAAGGTACTACTGACGTTGGCTTGTGGTACGCCACAATGCCAGTAAACATCTGGTTTAAGTTACTGGAGGAAGCAGGTTACTGATGGACAAACATAGTATTGCAACCGTACTAGAACACTATGGATGCAAGACTATACCTGAGCGTAGCGGATGGCAGAAAATTAAATGCCCATTCCACGACGATGGACATGCGTCAGCAACCGTAAATATAGAAGCCCAAGCATTTAACTGCTTTGGGTGTGGAGTAAAAGGCGACACGTACAGTGTCATAATGCAACAGGAAGGAGTTGATTTTCGTGAGGCTTACACACTCGCAGAGGGAATTACTGGAGAAAGCGGTAACACACTATCAAGGGTCAATACATCTCGCAGAGGAGTATCTAGCGGGACGGGGATTATCGCTAAACGACGCGGCTACAGTCCGCCTAGGTCTCGTAGAGGAGCCACTAACAGGGCATGAGCAGTTTCGTGGGCGACTAGCAATTCCTTACATTACCCCTAGTGGTGTTGTAGATATTCGCTTCCGAGCAATCGGACCACAAGAACCAAAGTACATGGGCATGCCTGGTGTACAGACAAGACTATACAACGTTAACGCTCTGCTAACTGCAGAGGGATACATAGCAGTAACAGAAGGAGAAATAGATGCAATCACGCTCAACTACAAATGTGCTATACCGGCAATTGGCGTCCCTGGGGCTAACTCGTGGAAAAGGCACTACTCACGGCTACTCCAAGACTTCGAGACTGTTTTTATCTTTGCTGACGGTGACCAGCCTGGTTCGGATTTTGCGAAGAAAATTGCACAAGAAGTCCAAGGTGTAACAATTGTAAACATGCCAGAGGGGCATGATGTTAATTCAATGTATCTGCAGGCTGGGTCAGACTGGTTTGCTGAGAAGGTAAAGGGATAAGAATGGGGAAATACAAGGATGAGTGGTTCGACGAATTCTACGGGGAGTACCCAGAATACGACAAACCACGCTGGCATACAGATTTCGATTCTGATACCCCCACCAAGAGAGTAAAAACATCTGCTCTTACATTCGACATCTATGATATTCAAGATGAACTATTACTTCTGCTTCTCCAGAAGCACGAAGACTATGGTCCTAAGAACATCAGCAATGCGCCAGGTGGACCGCTTAACGGTCTAAATGTACGCATGTACGACAAGTTAGCAAGGTTAGATAATCTTATTAGCAATAAGAAAGACCCTAAGAACGAGTCGTTACGAGACACCTTCTTAGATTTAGCAAACTATGCAATCATTGGGTTGCTAGTCTTAGATGGGAAATGGGACAAGAAATGAAAACAATTGTAGTATTGTCAGACATGCAAGTGCCTTATCACGACCCTCGCGCAGTAAAGGCTGTTATGAACTTCGTAGCAGACTACCAACCAGATGAGTTGTTCTGCGTGGGAGATGAGGCAGACAGCCCAGAACCATCTCGTTGGAACAAAGGCATGGCTGGTGAGTTCGAAGGAACCTTGCAAAAGGGACTAGATAAAACAACTAGTATTATGGTTGGCTTCAAGGAAGCCTTAGGTGATAAACCATTTCATACAATGAGGAGTAACCATGGGGACAGGGTTGAAAACTATGTCAAGAAATATGCACCAGCACTCGCGTCTTTACGAGACCTTGAGTACAGTAAGTTACTTCGGTATACTGAGAATGAAATTACTTATCACAATAAGTTTTATTCCTTTGCGCCAGGGTGGGTACTGGCACATGGTGACGAAGGTAGAGCCAACAAGCAACCTGGTGGCACTGCTCTTACCCTTGCTAGACAAATTGGGGCTTCAGTTATATGTGGACATACTCACAAACAGGGAATTCAACATGAGCACACAGGATTCGGTGGAAACATTAGACATCGACTCTATGGAGTTGAAGTTGGCCATCTCATGGATTTGGGGCAAGCGCACTATCTCGGACAGACTGGTGCTAACTGGCAACAAGGGTTTAGTATCCTGTACCAACGTAGGGGGAACGTAACCCCAGTGAATGTCCCAATCAATGGTCGTTCATTCGTGGTCGAGGGAGAGGTTTATGAGTTCTAATGCACACTTCCGATTCGACGAGCAGGCGGTTCAAGATTTTGAACCAATGGTACGTCAAGTATCCTCGGAGTATAGTAAAAAATATAGAATGGTTAACAAGGAAGACATAGCGCAGGAACTATGGATGTGGTTTGCTACACACCAGCGCAAGATGTCTGAATGGTTAAATGAGGAAGAAAAAGACAGAACTAAGTTAGTAGCAAAGTCTTTAAGAAATGCTGCTTACGACTTCTGCCTCAGAGAGAAAGCACAGGCTGAGGGTTACAATCCTGACGATGTGTTCTTCTATAAGAAAGAGTTCATCAAGATGATGCTACCAGCAGTCATTGCTGACGACTGGGCACGTATTGAGAACTCTCTAAGTCTTGGTGGTAAAGCACCTAAGGCTGTTGCTGAGTCCAATGACTGGATGGCTTATAGTGCAGACATTAAGTTTGCGTTATCCAAGTTAGATGATAAGGACCGAACACTTGTAGAGGAGTTCTATGGACATGACATGGATGGTACTACGCTTCATGAGCAAATCCTTCCAGAGAAGTCCACGGCTAGAGCCGCTATGATGCAGGCTAACCGAGCACTAAACAAGATGGTAAGAAACCTTGGAGGTTTTGCACCATACAAAGACGAGAAGGAAACTGATGAAGGACTTTTACAAGAGCCACCTGATTCACTCGTCTAAGGATGCCACTTGGAGAACTCCAAGGTGGCTATTCGATGAACTAAATCTAGAGTTTAATTTCGGTCTAGATGGTGCTGCAACACAAGAAAGTACATTAGTCCCAGACAACTGGTATGGTCCTGACCATCCAGACGAGGGAAGAAAAGATGGATTGTCCAGGGATTGGTCGAGCGACACCAGTGAAATGGTATGGCTAAATCCTCCGTACGGTACTGGAATAACCCAAGCGTGGTTACAGAAGGCAACCGTAGAGGCGAGCAAAGGTATTGAGACTATGGTCTTGATTCCTTCCAGAACAGGAACCCTATGGTTTCATGACCTTTGCTTTCCTCACAGGATTCGCTTCATAAAGCGAAGACTAAAATTCAATGATGGTAATAAGCCAGCACCGTTTGATTCGGCGTTGGTGTGGATTAAAGGTCAACCAGACCCAGGTTATTTCTAGGAGGAAATATGTCATACACAACTAAAAGAGCACTAAAGAAGCACGTAGAATCATTAGAGGCTGCACTAAGTCAAGCAACCGCACTTCTTGCAGAAATCATTTTTGCAAACGAGATGGATGAGTTTGACGCATCACTAAAGAAGAAGCCAGCCAAGAAGACAGTTGCCAAGAAAACCACTGCAAAGAAAGTGGCCAAGAAAGCACCTACTAAGAAGTGATTTGCCAAGAGTGTCGCAGAGCAGGAGACGCATCAAGGTTATCCTCTGAGCGTTCTCTAGCACACATGTTCCGAAGGGAACTGTGGTATAAGGCTAAAACCCTACATGCTATGTGTAAGGTAGTTGGTTGCTACTGTCAACACATGGTGAAAGCAATAGATTAAAAACAAAAAGACCCCCCTTGGATTTCTCCTTGGGGGGTTCTTTTGTTACATAGGGTAAGTGTTGTACAGACTGTCTACGTACTTACCGTCCTTCTTGTTTCTTTCCTCTATTTGCTGTCTAATTTGGTCAAGTTGACTTCCTGGAACTTTAGGAAGTTTCTTAATAGGGTCATTCGGCTTATTGATTGAATCGCCTGGACGTGTTGGCTTGCCTGGCTTCTTAATAGGTGAAGTAGTCCCTGGCTTTGGCCTTTTTTGTAATGCCATTTTATATTCCATTCGCTTTAATTTGTCGTCCATCAAGAACGATTGATGATTTACCATCATGGTCTACATATAGACCAACTGGCATTTTTCCTCCAGATATAAACGAGTGAGCAAGTGTAACCCAAATCGTTTTACCTGCCATACCTGGGTGTACAGGAT